TAGGCATTACTAATATATGACTAGCATAAGATTTAAATATAGTTGTCATCCATTTTAATTTGTCTGATGGTGTTAATGGATTTTTAACTGCGTCTTGTGATCTACTTAAAAATATTTTATACTCTGATCCTAAACTTGCAACCTTTTGTAATAGTTTTTCATGTCCTATTGTTGGTGGATTAAATCTGCCAAAAGTAAATGCAAAAGATTTGTTTACGCCTTCTGTTATAGGTTTATCCCCGTGCATTGTTATAGGTTCCATGCCTAATTTTTTTCTGTAAACATTTAATTGTTTTATAATTTCTTTTTGTATAATAGAACCTGGCATAGCCTTCATTGCTCTACCTGTTAGTTTATACATCATTACTGTATCATCTTGTTTATCTTCAGTCTGTATAGAACGTATTTCTGCGTCTGTTATTTCTCCGTCATCTAATATATCTTTTAATTGATGATATAATCTTAAATAATGATATTTCTCTAACATCTTGTAGATAACATTCTTAGGCAATAAATTCTTTTTACCAAATGTTTTTATTTCTTCTGGTGTCATATCAGTAGCAAAAGCATCACGTCTATCTTTTAATACTGTATTACCAATGTCAACTAAATTTTTAATATCATCTTCTATCTTAGATATCTTTTCATTTATAATTTCTTGTAGATTTAAAACATCATCAGGATTTAATTCTGTTAACTCTTTGTAATCAATGATATCTCTTTTTAATTCTCCTTCTATTACATCTATCTCTTTTACTTTTCTTTCAAAGTCGGCCGCATATCTATTAGCATCAAATTTAAATTCTTTTGGTTTTGTAAACCAAGTATTGTTTTTAATATCAAATACTCCATCAGCCATTTTATCGTTAGTTTCTTTTACATTTGGATCTGTTATGATATAATAGTTAATTGGGTGTTTAGTTCCTGGTATTACTTTACCATTGATGCCTCTTAACTCGTGTGATAGTTTAAGTCTAATAGCTTCTCTATCTGCCGGTGCAACATCAAATAAAACATTTATATCTAAGTCTGCATCATCTCTATAGTTTTTTGTAATGCTGGAACCAACTAGACTATATCTTTTAATAGGATAATGTTTTTCAAATTCTTTTAGTTGTGCATTAATAATATCTAATACAGATTGTTTTAGTTTTGGATTTTCTGTATCTGCATTATCAAATATATCTTTGGCGTATGTGCGTCTAGGTATATCTATTACTGCTTCATTAATTAATTTAAACATCTTTTCTTCTCGCTATTCTTTCTTTTGCCATCCATCTTTTTGCAATATAACTTTTAATAGGTGTATTTAAATATCTTCTTACTACGGTGTTTACTTTGTTCATAGTCATTGTAACTAATTCTTGTTCTGATTTATTATTATCTACTACTATAAAATTTCCCATGCCAAAAAAGTTTTGGAATTTACCAATGTTGTTTTGTACACCTTGCCAAGATGTTCTTGTAATATATTCTGGCACTGTTCTTTCTCTTTTAGCATTTCTTTCTAATGCAACTTCTAAACTTGTATTTACAAATACCATATAACAATCATATCCTAATTGTTTTAGTTGACTTGCTTGACTTTGTATTATATTAAAATCTCTGCCTGTTGCATCTATTACTAAACCTAATCTACCTTTAACATAAAGAGTAGCTTGATTTTCTGCTCTTGCCTTGGCTTGTGTTCTTAACATATCTCTAAAATATTGTTCTTCATCAGGTAATGTTAAAGACAAACCAGCATCTCTTAAACTCTTTTCAAAGAATGTATCTGAATTTACAAACTTTAATCCTGTACCTGTAAATACGTTTCTTGCGACAAATGATTTGCCGGAACCTGGCCCACCTGCTAAAAAGAAAGCCTTAAAGATAGCTGGATCATATAAACCTTCTGAAAGTATTTGTTCAAATGATTTCATTAACAATTCCACTTTTTTAATGCCAATGCTTTACGAGTTGGTCTTCCTTTATCGTCTTTCATTGGGCCTGGATTACCAGACATACGAGCACAGAATGACTTACGTCTATTGTATGCCTTACTGCCTTTTTTTAATTCAGATGGTTTTTTTGTTACAGGTGCTTTTAGATTACTACCATCTTTACGATTATAATAATCTCTACCTTTTTTTGTTAATCCTCCTGTAGAACTTTTAAGTCCTTTTGAATCTACAGCAGCTTCGTTTATAAATTGTTTAAATGTTTTCATATTATCTCCGATGTTTTTGATCTATTAAAAGTCTCGTTAGGTTTTAATCTTATTTGTGGATTTCTAAATGTCCAACATTCGCCAGTTTCATTAATAAAACATACCCATAGTAAATGTTCTTCCATACCATAATCAATTATTAAATGAGCATAGGCCTCTCCTTTAGGAGTTATTACCGGTAAGGTTGGATTTAATTGTTTAATCATATTATCCTTTTAACCAGTCTTTAGCTATTGTAAAGTTTGCTCTGCTAAATTCTAATCTATCTACAAGTTTAACTGCACCTTTAACTCTATCAACGGCCACATATCCTTCTGGATTAGTTACTTTAAATCCATCTGGTGTTCTTATGAACTGGCCAATGCTTTGTATTTGATTCATTTTTCTTATTAGAAAATTCTTTGCACGTTGTAATGATATCCAACTTGCTATTGCAAAGTATAATGCTTGTTGATTTCTATCAATAAAATTTAAACCACCATCTCTAATTTTTCTATATTTGTTTTTTGTTTCTTCTTTGCTTACTGCTTCAACTTCTTGTTGTAACATATTATTATAATACACTCTAAACATATCTACCAAATCTTTTACTTTGGCCATATCTCCTTGTGAATTTCTAATGTAATGATTGAAAAATGATTTAAGTTTATAACCTACTGCTAAAGAATCTGCAACGTTAAGTATATCTAACATTGGTGCCGCTTTTTGTAATGAGCCTTCTGCCATTGCAATGATATTATCAAATTGGGACATTTCTGATTTATTAAATGTGGCTGCACCTGATGTATCTCTATATGTTGCATCTGTAATAAAAATAGAAGATGATTTAGGCAAACCAGCAACACTTCCAAAACTTGCTGAAAGATGTTTAATATCTTTACCTGAATATAGTGTATGAAATACAATACCTAATCTTGCACGTGCAACTCTTTGACCTATTGCACTATTAACTGGTACTGCATATGTAATTGTATTTGGTGTAAATGTATAATATTCTTTATCATCTATTGTTGTAGTCTTAACATCACCTTTTGTAAATAAAAGATCACCTTGTAAAATTCCTGTAATGCCTAATTTAGCTAATTCTCTTAAACAAACAATAAGTTTCTGTGATAAAACTCCATCATGGTTTTTCATAATGTCGCCTGTAGAATAATTGATTTTTGGATTTACGTTGAATAAAGATTTAGTTGCTACAAAGAATTTGCCGTTCTCAGGATTAATTCCACAGATAACTGCTGGTGCACCGTCCCATTTAACAGTTACGTTAAGTCGGCCGCCTACATTACCTGCAAGCATTTTTTTGATTGACTTTAGAAAATTGACCGCATTACGACCACCTTTTGAGCCTTGGTCTATAATACTATCTTCTAAGTGTTCTAGGTGGGTATTGGTACCCTTTGTTACAAATCCTTTAAAACTAAACATTTCTCTCTCATTGTTTCCATAAACAAAATCAAACTAACCATAGACTATATCAACAATACTATTTATACTATATCACACTTCTGTATAAATGTCAATTTATTTGGCAATAATGAATTTTCCTGAACCAGGATTCATAGCGGAAGCATATCTAAACCACTCTCTTATTAGATTATCTTTTTGTATATCATTTTTAGGACCTTTAGTATTGAAAAAATTTACAACTTGTTTCTTATAACTATCTACTATATGTTTTTGACTTAATATAATTCTATCATCTTGATACTGGTCGTATAAAGTTTTTGATTTATTCTTAGGAGATTTATATTTTTTAAGTTCTGCTTTTAATTCTTTACCTCTTAAATTAGGTTTTTTAATCATTTTTGAATATTCAATATTTAATTTACTTATACCTGTTTCATAATTTTTTACTCCTAATTTGAATGAGGTAGCTATAGTTCTAGCTGTAATTGGATCTACTTTAAGCCAATGATCTGTAAGACCTTTGCCTGAAGGATTTGCTGAACCAAAAGATGCAAGTGAACCTAATCTACTATATTTACCTACAATTTCAACCTTTATTGCTAAGTTCACTCCTAAATTTTCACTATAAGGATCGTGTCTTATCTTAAAATGATTTTCTCCATTTTGACCAAAGAATACTTGCATATCTCTAGGGTTGTCGGATTTAATATGGTGAAACTTAATAGCCATTAAAAGTTTTTCATTTTCTGTTGGAGAAAAATTTACTTTATATAGATGACTTTCTACTGGTGATTTTTTTAAAGATATGCCTAATAAATCTCCTGAATCTATCAACTTAGAAATAAGTTCATTTAAATTTGTAAAATTATATTTTACTGAAGAAGCTATTTCTAATTGTTCTTTAATTTTTTTTTTACCTTTATCTGTAGAAAAATAAATATCTGCGGAACTCCATTTATTAATTTGACCAAATACAGGTTGATTTTTGTTAGCAATACCAAAAAGTTTTGCAATATTATTCATAACGTTATCGCCTGATGCACCTGCACGATAATACCAAATGTCTTTCCAACCTATTGGTTGTACTTTTGAAAAATCTGGATCTATTGTAGTAATATCGGTAATAATTCTTAATCCTGTATTAATACAAGATTTATACCAATCTAAATTTTTTTTCTGTAGTAAGTACTTATCTATTATATCTAACGTTATGCCAACGGAATCTACATGTTTAAAAGCTTGTACTATTGCTGTATTATTTTTATTTTTAAATTCTTCGTAGGTTGGATATTTTTTTCTCCAATCAAATTCTTGTTTAGCTTTAGATACGCCTAAACCATCTGCTATGGAAATAAATAATGCTTGTGCTGATTCTTGTATTGATGTTTCATCTGCCATTCATATATTTATAAATGACTATCTTATAGTATCACAAAGAAATTTAGGTATACCACCATTGCGTTGCCATTGACGGTGTTCATTTTGAAACTTAACTAAATCTTCTATATCTTCTTCAAAGAAAGATTGTCTTATTATAGTGCCTGTTGGTCGTTCAATGGCCTGCCATAAAATACTTTTTTCTTTTTTAATCATCTTCTTTTCATATGATAATTGAGTGTCTAAATGGCCAGGTCTTCTATCACTCTTGTGAAACTTTACTTTTTGTCTTTTCATATTTTAAAATCCGAGAATTTATCATAACTTGTTTTAACTGTCGGTTCCTTTTGGTTGCTATCTACTATATTCTGTGCATTAACAGACACATCATATAATTTCATCTTTGCTCTGTCCACACCTACTATAAAAGAACGGTTAATAGATGGATCATTATATCTATTCTTTAATTGTTTAATCTTCATTTGACCTAATGCTTCTAATTCTTCGTTTGATATTAATGCAAACATAAAATCGGCCGTTGCTGGAAGACCAAACGATTCTGAAGTATCTTCTAATCCAATATCTGTACTTATAAATCCTGTTCTTGTTGTTTGTGTTGCACTAAAGATAGGTACATTAAACTCTACTGCAAGACCTCGTAGTTCTTCGGCAATTGCCTTAATGAAGAAGTACGAAGATATATTACCACCTTTAAATCTACTACTAGAACATATATTTAAATAATCAATAAAGATAACGTTTGGTCTAAAAGATTTCTTTAATGCAAGTTCATTTAATAGTGCTCTAAAATGGCCAGCGTGTGCTGATGCTGTTGGATATTCTTTTATAATTAATTTACCAGCAGTCTTGTTTCTGATCTTAGTAATCTTATCATCATAGATTTGTCTAGGCATGCTGTGTAGGTCGTCCATATTTACATCTAGTAGATTGGCATCAATACGTTCAGCAATTCTTTCTTCTGACATCTCCATTGTAATGTATAATACATTTAAACCTTGTGTTAAGAAACTGGATGCACAATGACACATGAATAAAGATTTACCAACACCAGTACCTGCCAATGCAATGTTTAAAGTTTTAGGTGGTACGCCACCTTTTGTAATACGATTCATATAAGATAAATCAAATTCATATTTCTTTTCTTTAGTATGATAGAAATCAAATCTTCTAGTTGCATCTTCTATGTAATCATGCCCTATATGGTTATCAAAAGAAACGGCCAATGCGTCTGCAAGAATACCAGGTATTGCCTCTGGCGTTAATCTAGGATCTTTCTTATCTAATATTTTAATACCAGTTAATACTGCGTTATGTATTGCTCTATCTTTACAAAACTTTTCAGTTGTATCAAACAACCATTGTAAATCTACTTTTTCTTCACTGATAGATAATAGTAATTCTTTTATAGATTTAAACTCATCTTCGTTAATATCTTTTCTTTGACCTAGTTCTATAAGTAATGCTTCTTTTGTTGGAATGTTTTTATATTTGTTTACAAAGGTATCTATTTCTCTAAACAATATTCTTTCTGAACGTGTTGTAAAGTAATCCTCTTTACAAAAAGGTAAGGCCTTTCTAGTAAATGCTTCGTTAAATATGAAATTACGTAGTATCGTAATCTCTATTCGTTCATTATTTAAATTCAACTTTTCCATCCGTCAATTGTTTTTCTAATAGTTCTACTAATATATCGCCAATGTAATTAATAAACTCTTGTTCATCAAATTTAATTTCATCAGGATTCTTAATAATTTCATAAGTAAATCTCATTGGTAGTGTACCATCTTCTTTAGGTTCACTAGCAAATTGTACATTACCGTATTTGTAAACAATACCTAAGTATTTTTCTTCTATAAGTTTAATACAAGTATAATCTTCGCCTTCTTTTTGGACAAAGAGATATTTTATATTACTCTGCTCCGTATAGGAATTTTTTCTTTGTTGTTTCATCTATCTGTTTTAATATTTCCTTTGTAAAATACTTTTCAGGTTCATCATTGATAGACTTACCAAATACTTTTGTACCATCTGGCATTTCATATCTTGTTGATACTTTTTTGAAAATGCCTGCTTCTTCTGCGATCTCTAACAAACCATAGTATCTGTCTAATCCAGACTTGTATGTTAGTCTCACATCTATTTGAGCATTTTCTTTTGTTAACCTTGACTTGTAGTTTTTACAGTGGATAATATTACCAATCACTTCGTTGTCGGCATCTTTTTCTTTTCTTTTGCCGAGATAGATGATTGATGAGGCAGCGTATTTAAGACCTGAACCACCACCCATTTCTTTTTGTGGATACATAGAACCTATTACGTCATATGTGTGGTTGGTCATTATCATTGGAACTTTTGCCCTGCCAAGTTTCAATGTTAAAACTCTAAATGTTGATTTGACAATTTGTGATCTTGTCATATCTCTTGTTTCTTTTCCTTCAGCCGTATCTTCCATTTCTTTTGTAGTAGATAACATACCTAAACTATCTAACACTAACATTAATGGTTTTCTTTTATCTTCTGGCTGTTCTAAATATTTGTCTAATACTTTTATTGATTGATTTCTAAATTCTTGTACAGTTGCCACAGGAATAATTACCATTCGTGTTGCATCTACACCTCTACTAACAATCATTTCTTTTGAGATTGCACTTTCAGATTCAAAATAAATTACGCCTGCTTCTTTATTTTTATCTAAGAAATTTTTACAAATACCTAAAGCAAAAAATGTTTTACCTGTTGCGGCTTCACCTGCAATAGCTGTAATTTTATTATCTGCAAGACCACCAAAGATACTGCCTGATAATAATGCGTTAAATGAATATGAACCTGTGTCTATAAAATTTGTTACATCAGCACTATCAATGCCATCTGATACTAATGTTGCATACTCGTTGCCTACATCTTTAATTATGTCTTTTAAAAAATTGCTCATATTCTAAATTCTCCTTTTCACTAGATATTAATACGTATTTGATATTCTCATTATATAACATTTCCTTTAAACTGTCAAGTTCTTTTGGAAGAAAGTTAGGAGATATTAAATAGGGTGGGTTGTTGAGTCTGTTGATTATTACTATTTGCATATTTATGAGTTTCCACGTTTTTCATTGTATCTTTCTTTAACCTTATAGGTTTCAATTCAGTTTCTCTATTAAGGAACTTATAATCTAATTTAGTTACTTCAAAGTCTGCTTGTAATTTATCTGCAATCTTATATGGATCAAATTCTGAGCAGCTATAAACATCAAACTGCATAATGCCAGGATCTGTTTCGTCCCAAACGTGCATTGCTATATGACTTGTTTCAATAACGGCCACACCTGTAATGCCTCTGTTGCCCACTGTATTACAATATCTAACATAAGGTCCCATTAAAACTTTCATGTCTATGAAAGTAATAAAATCTTTTAACCAATTTGTAAGTTGTTCTTCGTTTTTTGGTGGGTTTTTCACTTCGGCTCTAATAATTAAATGTTTGTGTATTAAAAGTTTGTTCTGTTCCATCTCTCTGTAAATTTTAAAATTAACTCCTCACGTTCACATCAATATATATAAAGTTATTTATATAAAATAAATCTTTATCGTATGATTTGTATTGAAGAATTTGTAGTCCAAATTTCAAGTTCATTTCTTATTCTATTCTCTTTCTTTAAAGTCTCATAACGAATGGCCGCTTTCTTTCTCCACCATTCTATAATACTTTCTAGTTCAAATTTATCATAGGTATCATCTTTAATTATAGTATCTGTCTTACCATTTACTATATCAATATAATTTTTAATACCATAATGGCTTATATAGTATCTTTTCTGTTCTGTCAAGTCTTTTGCGTTGTTGATAACTTTATTAAAATCTTCCAGTTCTGTCTTATCGTCTTTTAAAGATCGTTTGATTACCCCTATAATTGCATTAGTTAACTTTAACTTCTTACTTGACGCATCTTCTTTTACTAGATTGCCTACTATTTTCTCAACGTAGTCTTTTAATTGTTTATAAGGTTTACCATGTAACATAGGAATAAAATCACTATCTGTTAGACCTTTATATCTAACATAGGGTTTCATACCATCATACTGACTTGAAACTTTACTATTACCATATAAACTTGTAGTTTCAAATAAACATAAATTCATATTATACCTTTTATTCATCATCTCTCTTACTTTATGACTACAACAAATAGCGGCCAATAATTTACCACCAAGATAATTATAACCAAAAGGTTGAGATGGTACTATTACAAACCCCATAATGGCCGTTTTATTAAAATGACTTAGATCGGGAACATTACCTAACATTTCGTTTCTAGGTTTCATATTAATAACTGGTGAAGATAATCTTATAAAGCCAACAAATTTATTAGTTGTCATTTCTTTAACTGCTAATTTTAAATTTTTACCAGGAATATTTACCATATTACTGTGGCTTGATATCATATTAATACAAGTGTCCCAAGTTACATTATCTATTTCTAATACTTCTAATTTCATATCATTAGGAGACATTGTAAAATCAGAAAACAAATCATCTTCTAAACTCATGCCTGGTAATCCAGCAGGAATGTTTTGTATAGAGGCCAGTTTTTGGTCTCTCATATAATCATCTATACGATTGAAATTGCCAAAATAATCTTTAAATATTTTAGCACAATGTAGTGCTTGTTCTTTAGTTAAAGTTTTCATACTTGATTTCCCCAACTAGACCAATTATCTTTTTTATTACGAGCAAACAATTCTATATAAGGTCCTTCTAATAATTTTTCAATACGTTCATAAACTTCATCAGGTTTTCTTGAATGTTCTCTTAATTTAGAAACAACAAGTTGATCTACTCCATTGTTTATTCTTTTTGGTTTTCCTTTAGTTGCTAACAAACACATTTCAGGATTAGCTCTTGTCCAATAACCCAAACCTTTAAAATATCCTGGACTTTTTTTATTGGTTTTCACCCAAGTAAATGCCACAGTTTTATATTTAAATCCCCAAGACTCAATAACTTCAAGTGATATTTTTAAAAAAGGATCTGTTACCCACATTAATAGTGTTGAATCATTTTCTGATATATCTTTAACTGGTAGATTTTTAATATCTTCAATCTTCATACAGTCATAATGTTGTGTAGCATTTCTTCCTTCACCTTTTTTACTGTATGATTTGAAGTACCAAGGCGGATCAGCATAAATTACTTTATATTTTTTATTAGGAAAATTAATCATATTAATTAAAAAGACCTTTTCCTAAAAGATAATAATATAATATATCATAACATATAAAATTTATAAATTGCATTGGTATAGTAAAGGTCATTCCTAATACATAATGAGGTATAATAACAAGAGCTACCCATAAACATATTAAATAATGTAATCTTCTGTTTTCAGGTACAGTATAAAATAGCCAAGTCATCATTGAAAAAATGCCTCTAAGTTTGCTTTCTTTTCTTGCGACCATCCAATAGATTGTAATATAAATCTCATTGGATCTAAAAATGTTTTTTCAAATTGAGTTTCATAATCTATATATTGTTGCAATTTAAACTCTTTTGGTAAGGTTGTTATGTAACTTATAACATCAAACTTAAATGGATTTGCTTCTATTAGTTTAAGAAACTTAATTTTATCTCCTTCTTGTATTAAAGGATATTTACTTTTAAGTTTAAATTCTTTTACTTGATGATTATAAATTAAAGCACCTTTAACGTGTATTGGTGTACCTTTAATAAAGATATTATTACTGTCATAATACTTCTTCATATTATTACATGATCTGGGGAAAGATATCTGTTCGGCCGACATAGTAAAAAACTCTTTTTTAAAATCAGCAATAAACTTTTGTAAAGTATCTTCATCTTTACTCATTATAATTTTAATGGCCTCTTTAATTCTACCTCTACAAACTTGTGGTGTTGAAGATTTAACTGCTTCAATACCCATAATCTTTAACTTAGGTTGAGAAAGTCTAACTCCTTCTTCATCTAATACATTCAACATATATCTTTTCTTTGCAACCCAAATACCTTTATTGGCAATTACTTCTCGTTTCATTACCATACAGTTCTTAAATGCGTTTGTGTAATCAGCAAGTTCTTCAAAACATTTATTTAAGAATGGTTCAATTCTACTATCAACAACCTTATTTAAAAAATTACATACTTGATCTTCTGTTTTATCCTTACAAGTTTGTTCTACAAGTTTATCTAATGTAACGTAAATAGAATCTGTATCGGATGCCACAATGTAATCTATCTTATTTTCTGGTTTTAATATATCATTCAAATACGTATTAACCTTTTCTTCTATAAAACGAATGATAAATTGTCCTGCTGTAGTAATCGCACTGGCCTGTCTTACATCATAATATCTAAAGTATTCATTACCTACTGCACCGTAAGCTGAGTTTAAGGCGATCTTTCTTGCCCATTGAATATTATGACAACGTGATATCTCTCTAACTAAACTTGGATCTTTTGTTTTCTCATATTCTTTTTTTGCAATTAACATTCTATTCTTAAAAATAACACGTTCATTATACATTGTCTCCATCATCTCTGGTAAAAAACCTTGACTATCGTTTTTAAACAATGCACCATTAGGTGTGATACAAGCATTTTTATCTTTTAAATAATCTAATGATGTTGACTTATCTAACATCTTATTAACAGATATGCCTTCTGAATTTAAACCAATAATTTTTTCTGGTGAAATATTATATTGTATAATAATATGAGGGTATAGTGAATTGATATCAAAAGAAACAACCCACTTGTGCATACCAAGTATTGGATCTTTTACATAAGCGCCTTCATATTTTTCATTCTTAGTATTATCTTCACGTGGTGGAATACAAATATTTTTACTTAATAAATGATTTGCAATCAAAGTGTCCCATACTCTCACTTGTGAAAAGATATCACCGTAGTTTACTTTAGATTCATAAGCAACAGTTAATGATAGATCAATAAGGCCAAGCTTATCTTCTAATGCGTCAACGATTTCAACGTCTTGAATATTATAATCAATAAATGATTGAAAGTCTTTTGTATACCAATCTTTAAATGTATCGTGTTTCATTTCATCTTTACCACGACCAAGTTCTAATTCGCCGATAAAATCTAATTTATAACTTTCTTGTCTAGTGGGAATAAACCATTGATATAAATCTAAGTAATCTAAATTAGTAATGCCTAATATATTATAAACTGTTTGAGGTCTACCTCTAACTAATATTTCTTCTTTTTGAATTAGATTCCAAGGCGATATCTTTTGTGCAACCTTTTCGCCTGCAACTAAAGTAATTCTACTAAGTAAATAAGGTATATCAAAGAACTTTGTATTCCAACCTGTTGTAACGTCTGGATAATTCTTAATCCAAAACTTCATAAACTCAAACATCAATTCTTTTTCAGATTTACATCTTACATACGTTATATCATTTCTATCTGTTTTATATTCACCAGTTCCCCAAGTTAGTATTTGTTTATTAGATTGATTCTTAACAGTAATACAAAGTATTTCTTCTATAGGATTTTGTACATCTGGGAATCCGCTTTCGCAACTAGTCTCTATATCTAATGTAAAAATTTTAATAAACTTCTTATCCCAATCTATATTATCGGTATGGAATTTATTAATATATTGATAGTGATATCTCTCTAGGCCGTAGATAGGTGAATTGTCTGTAACTACTTCACGTCTAAATCTTCTAGCGTCATCTATTGTTTTAAAAGTAATAGGCTTTAAATACTGTCCTTGTAAGGTTTTAAATTCTGTTTGTTGTTGTGTTAATGAATAAAGTGTTGGAGAAAAGTCTATTCGTTCTTTATATTCTTTACCC